CGTTCCAGGCCACACCATTGTCATATTCACCGTCCTCATTGGGGATGTAGAGAACACCGTGGTCGACTCCAGTTTCGAAAAACTTTTCGCCGACACCGTCCCATGTTAGTGCCATTTCGATTTTTCTCCTTTAGAAGAACAGCTTGTAGACGTCGTGATTGAGTTGGTCAGCCGGATACCATCGATCGAATACGCACATTGGGAGTGCTTCGATTGCTCTTTTAGCAGCTTCATCAGCCGCTTTGAGAGTGTTCGAAATATAACTCACCTGGTAGCGATCCGTAAAACGGTATGGGCTGTTGTCAGCAAACTCTGTCGTGGCAAAGTCACGAGTGTAGAGAATGCATGGATACTGCATCCCAGTGGACGGAGGCCGCTGGAAATATACGTTGTCGGTGATTGTTTCGAGGAGTGTTTGTAGCTCAGTCCGGGGTCGGCCCATTGTACACCTTTCCAATACTGAGAATGAGACGGGGTCTCTGGACCTCCACTAACGGAACAGTCCAGAGTTGCCCCTCCCATTGCACGTATTTGATCAGATGCCAGTGCTCGAAGGCATACTCGTTTCCAACAATGGAGATTGAGTTACCAACAGAAATATCGCTATGGATCGAGTCTTGAGCCGGATCGAGTCGTCGAGTATTTCGAATCACATCGCCGTAATATTCTCTCTCGGCGATGGTATCTACCCAAACTCCGGGACTCTCGAGAATCGAAATTCCGTACCCGACATTTCCATGGAATCTTGCCATCTGAACTCCTCAATTGATCACTCAGGACGTGTGAACGTCCAGTCATCGACGTCGCTGTCTGCGAAGTAGTAGCTGGCCGAAGACGGAACAGCGTAGATGTTGAGTGTGGCGCCCGGATCAAGAGCTGCCTGCGCACCGGTGCTCAGAGTGGCATCAGTGTCAGCGTTCTTGTAAACGACACCAGTCGTGGCCACGATTGTGACGACACCGGTCTCCTCGACGAACGTCGGATCATTCGGAAGAACCAGAGCAGCACCAGCGACAACACTGTTGATGACCAACGCAGACTTGTACTGCGTCAAGGCACCGCACAGACGGGTTTCCGTCAAGAACTTCTCTTGGTTGTAGTCGATGTCGAAGTCTTCGTAATCCGTGATCTGACCCTTGCGAGCAGCACCAAAGGTGTAGTCGACCGGGTTGACCATGATGCCGACGATCGTGGGATAGTCCTCCATGACCTCAACCGGAATGACCTCACGCACACGAAGTTCGGTGGCGATGTCCGCAACCGACTTGAACATGCGCTCGTCCGTATCCGGGTTGCGAGTGGTCAAGAAGCGAGCGATCCAGTACTCCGTGGTGTAGAAGTTCGGCGAACCCGAACCCTTCATCTTGGAGCGATTCATGATCACCGCATCGACGACCTCGTGCATGGACGAGCTGGCGTCCTCGACGTTGACGTAGATCTGAGTCGTGTAGAACTCATCGTCCGTTGCAATCGGACGGATCTTGTCTTCGTCGATCTTGTCCGGATCATCGGACGCACGACCGTCGCTGAGGAGAGCCGCACGAGCGATTTCCTCACGAAGCATGAAGTGCATCTCCGGCTTAATCCATGCGATCAAGTCGAAGTCCTCGACGTCGATGATGTCATCACGTTCGAACTTCTGCTTCTTGTAGACGGTCTTCGGGAAGGTTTCACGGGTCGAGATGGCGAAGAACTGTTCCTTCTTCAGCGTGCCCTTGATGTAACCCCGAGCACGAGCCTGCTCGAACGTCAGATCCGCTGTACGGGTCTTGATTCGACCGGTCGGCCGCTTGGACGTTGCGTTAAGGAATGGTTCCACCCACTCCATCCGACGGGTGATCCACGAAGGAGGACCGCCGTTGACATCGGTTGCCTCGGGGAAGAGGACCTCGATGTTGGTGATGCCGTGCTGAAGCACGAACTTCTGAACGATGTGCTTGACGCTGCGAGCGCCGGATTCACGAGCGTCGTGAAGAAGCACCGCAAGCTCTTCGCCGAGCTCGGAATGCCTGAACTCATCATGCTTGAGCTCACCGGTGTTCGCTTTCTGGATGAGCTCGTCATGAGTGAGTACTCCCCCACCCTTGCCCTTGTCTTCGAATGCGTTGTGCCTAGTCACTTTCTTCCCTTCTGGGTCTTGGTCATGTTGCATGTCGTCTTGCTTGGCGTCGCCGCCCTCTTTCTCGAGCTCAACGGCGCCCACCAGGGCATGTACAAGCTCTTGCTGCTCTTCGTTCATGGAGTCATAGACCTCCTGCGGAGACTTCTGACTTCCACTCTCGCCGTCGTCGCCTTCGGCATGCTTGGCCTCACCCTTGTTTTCGGGGATCTCTTCCTCGATCTCATGATCGAGTTCGATTTCCAGCCCGGTATGGATGATTGCCTCTTCTTCCAGAACCGTGAAGTCTTCGGGATCATCGGAGTGACTGATCGTGACATTCATGATTTTGGCTTCCGGATTTGCCCCTGCTAGGACCAAACTAACTTCACGAATTGATCCGTGAATGACTTGCTTGGCCTTCTCCTTGAGCTTGTTGGCCCAAATCGACATGAAGGTGATGTCCTTGTGTTGCACGCACTGCTTCTGATGTTGCCCGTGCGGCGTGTCATTGAAGAAACAATCGACCCACATGCCCTCGGACTTCGCCGATAGGATTGCGTGTCCGAGAATGTTCGTCGGAGTGTCGTGTCCGTGCTGCCAGACAAGTGGAACTCTCAAACCGTTCTGATGCGCAAAGGCATCCGGCATGATCGTTCGCCCATCTGAACAGCGAATGTTGAACTTGGTAGCCCAACCGCTGAAATCAGCTTTCATTTTGACTGTTCCTTTCAGATGTCTGAACCTCTGAGTTTGGTGGTGGTTGCGGCATGTTGCTATTGATGAGTTGATCCGCCTTTGGGTCCTTCGATGGCTTGAGACCAAGCTTCTGTCGGAACTCGTTGGAGGCCATCACTTCGTTTCGAGCAAGCTTGTCGACAATGTCAGCAAGTTGTGATAGCGGAACGAACTTGAACGGATCAGTAAAGTACATGATCCATTCGTCTCGGTCCATTCCAGCTCTACCAATGAGTGCTCGATTTTCTGCTTCGACAAAAGCTTCAACGATCGGGATCACAGTCCTGTTGTAGTAGTTGAGCATCGTCGCTTCATCGGCGGTACCATTCATGATCTCGGGGGTTATTCCGAGCTGCCCATACAGCAGGTTGACCAAATACTCAATCTGCTTCAATAGGTTGTTTTCAGCAGGACGGTTCAGTTGCGTGATCTTTTCGGTTCCATCGGTGTAGGCAATGCCGTACTGGCTACCCCTCAACTGGAACTCGATGTCGGACGCTCTTTGCGCTGCTTGTTGTCTCTTGGTATCGGATTTGACCACGTAAGGTAACTGGATGATCAGGTCCAATTTTCCAGAGGCTGTTGCCTCATCGATACTATCCAAGAGGCTCAGCTTACGCATGAGTCTTTGGGTAATACCGCTGGGGTCGTTCATGACCGCATACAACGGGTTCTGAGCAATAGCCGTCCAGTCCTTACGGACAACGATGTCTTGCCTTCGACCTACTTCTGGGTCGTCATTGTATACGCTCACTCGAATGTGTCTTGGGAACCATTCTCGAATTTCTCCAACACGCATTGTGAACACGTCGACGATATGAGTTTCCTCTTCATCTGTCGTGTAATCGATAGGTGTGATGGCCACGGCTCCCAGGTCGAACATTGTCAATGCTGCATCTTGTCGAAACTGTCTCGGTCCTTGATCGATGTTTGCCTCGAGAACGAAGCACAATTGCAGATTGCTGTCCATGTCCTCGGAATATCGCCGATTCTCATCCGTTTTCACGTGTTTGAGTTGGACACCAGCTACATCCATGGCGATTCGATTGAGTACTGAAGAAACGATCGATCTGTCATTGTAGGCAAATCGTTGAATTCTTTGTTCTGGAGGTCGACTGGAACTGGGCCCTGGCGCTGGACTAAAAATACCAGGTTCGTTCTGAAGAAAGCTGTTGACAACTCTTCGAAGTCGATCGGTTATGGCCATCCCATCACCCCCTTTGTGGCGCTCGAATATCCGTTAGCGATGGTCATTCAAACGCCTCCTTATTCACTTTGTAAGCAACGTATGCGTCCATCATTGCAGACACGTTGTCGATCTTTTCGTCCATACGTTTCTTCATGAGCTTACGATTGCCGTTCGTGTCTTCCAACGTTACAGCATTTCCCATGGCAAAAGACATCAATCTCTCATCGAACAACAACATTCGTTGTTCGGCCATGATCTTCAGCTCACCAAGTGGTACCGACTCGGTTCTTGCTCCTTGAATGACCTTTTCGATTCCGAATGGTCCATTCTCCATTTCCCATCTAGTGACAAACTCTTTGGCATTGTACGGATCGAAGCCAAAGCAGCACACATCATACTTGTGGATATCAAGGAATCTTTCGAGGTCATCGTAAACCTCCATCATGTCCAAGACGGTTTGCGTTTGGCCTTCTTGTTTTCCTTCCATGACATGAAGACTTCCCTCTGCCATGAATTCTTCATACTTTCGACGCATCGCTGCTGGAAGCTTCATCAATGTGAGATCCGTGATGTAACTTCTGGTTTTCACGCCAAATTTTCCGCTTCTCGCCATCGGAAACAAGACAGTGAACGCACAAAAGTCATCGCCCTGTGATAAGTCAGCACCAAGAGCACATCGCATACCATCGAAGCTTCGACGTGGATGTACTTCTGTTTCTTCATAGGTGAAGAAGTACGTGTACCCCTCCATAGGAATACCGAACCTCTTAGCGAGCGTATCGTTGCGTGTTGCTGGAGCTTTTTCGGCTCTTTCCACTTCTTGATGGTAGACGTCATAGGTAACCGTCAAACCGAGATTGGGACTGGCCTTTATCCACAACTCTGGATGGTTGACTTCCGCAATATCATCCAGTTTGTAATGCCAAATCGAAATGTGAGGAGCTTGGTAATCCCCTTTGAGGATCGTTGCCAGTTCCATTTTGATAGTGTCGCCAGGACCATTTCGAACTGTGCCTTCTGAGCTGATCGCAATGATCAAGAAGTCCTCTAGTTTGGAGGCCCCCTGCTCTACAGCACCAACAATGTCTTCTCTGGTATCGCCAGACAACCATTCGTCGATCGTCGAGATCTTCGGTCTCAAGCCTTGCAGCTTGTTGATGGTCATCGGTCGGATTTCTACCAACGAACCGGTAAGAAAGTTCTCTATGCCCTTCTTGGTCGACGCCAACTTGACTCGATTAGCCCGATTCCCGGTCGTGTTCTGCAGAGACCCTTCGGTCAAGAATTGGAACAACGGCCCCCGGGATCGAGTGATCGCAGTGCGAATCGGCGACATCACCTCTTCCGCCTGCTTCATGGTGGGGGCGGTAGTGATCTGATGAGTAGTGGACGTATCCACAATCAAGAAGTATGCCTGTATGCACGCTGCATACATCGACTTAGCGGACCCTCTGGCAACAATCAAGTACTGCTTGGATATCAAGCGTTTCTTGATCAGTTTGGTGACGTATGCCCCTTTGGCTCCGTCCTTACCTGGCTGGTACACGCTTCGTTCGATGAAGTAGTACCAGGCAAAGATCTGCTCCGCCCAGACCTTGAATGAATCCAGCAGGTGTAAATCCCCACCATCGGTAAGCGTGAGTTCATGCTCACAAAACTTGACGAACCCTTCGACAGCATCTTCGTCGTACCAGATGTTCGGGTCACGAATCAGATCGTCGATGCGGTTCATCTCATCCGAGATCTCCCGACAAACCGGAATCTCCCCACGAAGTACTTTCTCTCTGAACTCTCCATAGTAACGAGGAGTGGCAGTGTTTGAAAGAGTCATTCACTACCACCCCTTTCGCTACGGTACACGAATCGGAAGCGTTCCAATACCGAGATTCGAACTGCCGAGCAAACTTGAAACCGTTTTCTTCCCAGCCGAAATCGCAAACTGACCCGCAGGAGTCCTTGCGTAATTACTCAAGGTTACCGCCACCCCAAGCGTCGCCACAAGGGCCTTGGTCTTTTTTGCTCCTTGGGCCACTGCTGTCGGATTCAACTGGCTGTTGTTTCTTTCGAGATTCAAGCGCTCGTTCAGAAACTTCAGTTCCTCATTCGTGAGTTCTTTACGCTTCTTCTTTTTGAGCAGCTTTGCTCTTGCAGCCTCTGGACTTACCTCTCGACCTTCTCTCCGAGATGCACGAGCTAGAGCCGCCTTGGTTCGACGAACGCCCCACCGCTGACCTTTGACTCCGTGATGAGAGAGGAAGGCGAGGATTGCGCCCTCTTTCTTCTCTGTCATGCCCCCTCCTCTACAAACTCGGACAACGGATGGAGTGATTCTTCTCGAGCGACATTGAGACGCCACTCTGCTTTTCGAATTTGTTCTTCGGCGGCATCTTTGAGATAGCCAGTAGTGGGTGGATCGAAGAGATGCTTGACCCTCAGGAAAACATACGATCTGACCGACTTCAACTTGTGCGACGGAACACCAGCGGTCTCAAAGTCCGCCCATTGTTCCTCACCTTGATCATCAATCTCGTATCCACCCTCGGGGCCAATGCCCATTTGATCCAAGTCTGCGAATACAGAGTTGATGTGAACGATCACGTCGTGATCGAACGCTGTGTAGTCTTCGGCGAGCCCGAGCATCTTCTTCGTACTCTTCAGAATGCTGTTTTCCATCAGGCCCCCTTTCGGTTAGGTCCAGCTACTGCCTCTTGCAGCTCGGGCTGCTCGTCTCGCCGCTGTCGCCGTGATCGACGCTCGAGCCGCAGACGTTGTGGCCACTGCCTTGCGTGCAACTCGTGTTGGCGGAGAAGTGTTCTCCGACGCTTGTGGAATCACGTTCATGTTCTGGACAGGCGGCGGTTTCTTCTCAGCAACCTTCTTCGCAGTTGTCGTAGCTTTCGCCGGTACCTTCTTTGCTGTCGCCTTCTTCGCAGGAAGTTTCTTCGCTGCCGTTTTCTTTGCTGCCATTTCGGCCTCCTCACATTGGTTGGAAATATCCGACCAGGTCGACCACGACGTGGACACGAGCTGGTGAGTACAATTGGAAACTGCCATCCGGAGCCAACTCAATCGTGGCTGAATTTGTGATGGCCGTTGCGACTTGGAAATTCAATTCCGATGACAACGGACGAGATCCGCTCGCCCATGCGGTGAAGAAGCCTGGGGCTTCTGCTTCGACTGCCGTCAACTTGACGACCGCTCGGGTTCTTCCGGCTCCTCTTGGAACGGCAACGGTTGCTGTTTTACCAGCGCCTAACTTGTAGGCGTCGTGTGTCGGTCCGTCGGGACCACGAGAATCCAGAATTCGAGGTGGAATGTCGTCTGGACGAGGAATGAAACCTTCCATTACATCGATCTCCTGTGAGAGTTCAGCCATCTTTCTGGCAACGAGCGAGCGGTAAATATCGATGTTCCCTTGTCCCCCACCCCAGGAACTCCCATCTGGCCAATACCGTTGCGGATGATTCTCCCACGGTCCAAACGGGTCGATCTTTCGGCCGGGCGTTGTTGTTCCTGGACCGCAGTATTCCTTGTGAGCAAACACTGCGCCTGGCGGTAACTGCTCGGCTAGACAGATAAGAGCATCTGTAGTGATAGAAGCGAGGATTTGTTTCCATGGCCACACCTCTCCGGTTCCCGCATTACCCATTTCGTTTCCAATGAGTACGAAGTTGGCAGCATCAACACCAACATAAAAAGGGCCACCGGGTTTGTAGGCTCCACCTTTACCCCCATGATTTGCAGCTCCATCCGCAACAATCGCCACCCGACCGGTACGATCGTGGTAGAGTTGGCAAATAGGAGAAGGGGCATATGGATTTGTAAAAGCAAGGTATTCAATGTCCCTCTCCCAGTTCCATGATTCTGGGGAAGCAGTGTGGTGCTTCAGGATTCCGTTAAGCGACTGAAATCCTCCAGTCTTGTTCGAGCGAGTCTCGTGTCCAGGGACAGGAACCAGCTCTTCGATGCCACGCCCCACGCCGGGAGCAAGAACATCATCGAGATCATGTAACCAGTATTGGCCCACTGATTTCTCCGTTCAGTTCTCGAACGAGCGCTTTGGCTGCGAGTTTCCTTTCATGTGGATCAGGAAGAACAGCGATTGCGTCGTACCGTTCTTGAAGTCGAATGACCGAAGCCCAATCGATGGGACCGTCGGGCATGTCATCGTCGACGACATCATCGTCATCGAAGTCACCAAAGTCTTGTGTCACCAGGACTCCTTTCTACGTGCTCCTTCGGGAGCAATGACGCATCTCCGTAATGGATAGCGTTGTGTGTGTCATGACATGTCGTGATCAGATACTCTGGATTAAGAATCCAGTGTAAGCCATCAGTAATGTCACGAACGCTAATAGGATTGATGTGATGAACAAGAAGATGTCCATGTATCTCATGACCTGGCACCCCCAAATCGCAACCGTCATCTCGATAGATGACATGTTGACGTAGGCTCTTCCATTCGTGAGACCGATAGAAATTCTGATTGATCCATCGATCGAAACCGGCGGTGGCTTGTCCAACGGAGCCGCCAAGCTTCAAGTATTCAAACCGATCTTCGAACGTACTCCGTCTGAGCATTTCACCATACGTTCTAATCATCGTCAAAGTCTCCCTCTTCGGGTTGACCTGAGTAACCACGGAAAGCTTTCATAGCTCTATCCAGTAGCTCGCCCATGTCCCGCCCTGAAGTAACTGCATCCGTTCTAGCCCGTAGCAATTCGGCTTCATATGTCATCTTCTCTCGCTCCGCTTGCTCTCGAGGAGAGCCCATCTTGAGAAAATGGACAATCTCCTGAGCAGATGCGGTGCCTTCTCGAAGTCGGTTCTCAGCTAGATCGGTGGCGAGAGCGATTAGCTGATTCTCTCTACCTTCCGGAGAAGTTGCAGGACGCATTCTCTTTGGGCCGTCGGAACTTCGCTTGATCGCCATCTCGCCTCCTTTCTCAATGCGACGTGGCCTAGTTACGGTGTACGTAAATCACGGACTCCAGTTGGAATTTTGGGAACGGAACTTAACGACGCCAGATCCACCATTACGTCCATTGGGATCTCCACTAGCGCCAGAGTCATTGTGTCCAGCGCCTCCACCACCACCACCAGTTCGGTCTCCACCAGCAGTCTGGATATGGCCGGATCTATCTCCACCATTACCACCACCACCGATACCACCTAAACCATTGGTACCAAGGTTGTTGCCATAGATGCCACCACCGCCGCCACCTCCATAATACTGGTTGTCTCCACCAGAAGCAGTTGGCCATTGCTTGCCAGCTCCTCCAGTGTAGTTAACGTTGGCATTTGCTGCGGCAGCTCCTGCGCCGCCACCGCCAGCAGCGTTGAATTGCCCAGAGACCCCGTTGCCTCCGGCAAATCCCTCGCCGCCGATTCCAGTACCACCAGTTTCGGTATTGAACCCTCGACCACCGCCACCAGAACCACCATTACCTGCTGGAAATCCGAAGTTAGTACCAGAGCCTCGCCCACCACCAGTAGTGGATTGTGTAAGTGCTGTTCCAGTGATCGATGTGTTACCGCCCGGAGTAGCGGCAGTACCTGACGTGTTTATACCACCTGCACCACCTGGACCAACGACACAAGTTAGTGTTCCAGACATGGTAAATGTACCATACTTGACACCACCACCACCGCCGCCGCCGCCAATAACGGCACCACTACCGCCACCTCCGGCTACACAGAGCCAGGCAACAGAAATGATTGAACCGCCACCACGGATTCCAGCAGTAGAAGTACCGACCAACATTTCGTTTTGCCAAGTGGAGCCATCTTTGAAAATCTCACCACCGAAGAATCTCGGGAGCTCAATTGCTTCTGGATTAGTGAAATCCCCACCAGACCAATCATCACCAAAGATTGGGTTTGTCGCAACATGAAGGGTGTCTTTACCACCAGCAATACCAACACACATACCAGTGAGTTGTGCCACCGCAGGATCACAATACCCCATGATGAATGTTGGCACCCCAGCGATGATTTCATAGCAGAGAAGCATAGTTCCCAAGGAGCCACAATCAAGGGCTACCAAACGAACTACGAACGGTGCTGATTTTGCAGTGATTACTTTTTCCAACAAAGAGGTAGTGACGCCAGCTTCTGTGGTCTTTGACAATACCCATTTCGGTATTGGTTGACTCGTATATGGAGGATAATATCCAAACGAATAACGACCGTAACCAGGAAACGCTCCTCCCGCTCCACTTTGTGGTTGGGGGTTTCGAACGGTAACCTGTTCTAGAGTACCACCAGTAAGCACGACCTGTGTCATCTGAGAAAATTGAGTCAACGAACTACACATATTGAACCAAACCGCATAGAAGTTTTGAACAATAGCCGGTTGTTGCGTATCAATTGTGGCGAGGTTATACGCCTTCCATGGGTGTGATGCGGTTGATACAGTATTTGGCCATGCTGGAATAGTTCCATCCAACCAGTTCCCATTAGCTA